TTGTGCCATTTTTAGTATTTCAAATTATTAGTATTCTAAAAAATGCATCAATAGCAGGTTATATACAGGGCGATATATTAAACATGATACTAGCTAAAATAGATCAACATAAAGATAGAACATCAGTATGATTAAATTAAAATCGTTATTACCAGAATCTATGATTAGACGGTATCGGATTATAGAAGCGCCTGTAGTGTATAAAAACGATAGTAGCGCAACGGATGATACAGCATCGTCAGCGTCAGACGAATTTTTAGTATGGCTTAAATATTATCCTGTTGCAAACAAGGCAGCTAAATTTAATGTAAAACTAACTAATGTAGAAACGTTTGTGCCAAAGGAAGAGGCTCAAGATATTGAGCAGGGCGGGCTGTTAAAAAAACTCGGTAAATCATTTTTAAAGGCTGTTAGTGGTAGTACTGCTCCGGGTATAGAATTTGAATTTACATCGCCGCGATTCAAAGGAACGGGCAGAATGGCATTAGATTATAAAAATGGTAAATTTACCCTAGGGGCAGTTCGCAAATTTGCCGGTCGAGATGCAGTTGATGCTCGTTTGACAGACGAAGCTATAGATAAATTTATTAAATACTTGTTAACGCAATCACAATATGCTGAAGCACTTAAACAAGCATTTCCGGACATTGAAACTGCATTGACTGATAATTCGTTTAAAAAATAAGCAAGTATTGGCTTATTTAAAATGAATTTATACCGTATTGTATAGTTCAATATGACATGTCAAAGTAGCCGTAATCGATAAAATTTATCATGACCAATCATATTTATTAAAAAGGATTAGATATGGCACTTATAGATAAAGTATCAAAATATGGACCTACGACCCCTATAGGTAAGCCAGGTACCGGAACAGCTGTTGATGTATTTGCATTTGAGACTGGTGCAGGTCAAATAGGCGCTACTAGTAAGTACGGCCCTATTCTGCCATATGGTAAGCGTCCATCACGATATGAGGATTTGATCTAATGATTAGATTAACAAAGCTTGTTGCAAGAAATGCAATTAAACGTAGAATTACGGAAGCGGACAATGACCCAGCTATGCCTACAGCTGATACGCCAGAACCGACTACTAGTTATATCGACTCAAAAGATTTGATTCAGCGTCTTAATTCAATTATTGATGAGTTAAATACAATTGATGATGAAATCATGAATGCATTAGATACGGCTGAATCAGAGACGGCTGACATTAAATATGGCAATGCAAAGGCTGTTATAAGTAGATATTTATCTGCAGGTATTAAAAATATAATTAGGCTTAAGCAGCCGTTGAAAAAATTATCTTGAGATGACAACATGAAAAAGTGGGAATCACAGTTATTACGACATATTCTTAATGAAAAGTATTTAGGCGAAGAAGATGCGCCAAAAATGGATAAGAATGAACGTAGCCAATTTTTAGAAGCAGTATCTAACTTTCAACGGTTAGGTGAGATGATATACCGTAAAAATACATTACGCGAAGTTTCTCAGACACTAGGTAAAATTACCAAACAAGCTGAGCAACTAACAATATCAGAATCTGAGCATTGGTTTGATAATGTTACGGTATCACGCCACATGAAACAAATGAACGAGGCATATAAAGTATTTGAAAAGACGGCAAATGAAATGTCCGGTCTGCAGCAACGTTTAGAATCCGCATATGAGGACATGGGCTCAATATTAAATCGTTATTATAAAGTTAATGGCGCACTACAAGAAGACCAGTATACTGCAGGCGTAGATGATGAAGGCCCGGCATTAGATGAAGATCAGTACACCGCCGGCGTAGATGATGAAGGACCTGCATTACAAGAAGACCAATATACTGCAGGCGTAAGTGATTACGGGCCAGCATTTCATGATCACATGACGTCGACAAACTCCAAGAGATTAAAAGAAAGTGTAAAGGCTCGTCGGAAAGCTAACAAAATAGCTGCAAGACGTAAGAAATAATCTTGGAAAGTTAAAAAATAGCTATTATATTAATAGCATAAAATAAATAAGTTATAAATGAATCCAAAACAGTACAAAAAACATCAGTCAATTTTACCTGGCGCGGAAATCGGCGTACGTGTGCTTAAGCATAAAGAACGCGGTTTAGACATTGAACGGGCATTACGTAATTGGAAAAAACAAGTGAAAGATGCTGATATTGTCAGCGATCTTAAAGATCAGATGCAATACGAAAAAAAGTCAGTTGCTCGACGTGAAAAAATGAAGAGGGCTAGATTTATTGCAAAAATACAACAACAAAATCAATAAGGAGTAATTATGAATAAAGAAAAAGTTTTAGGTATCGTTAGACACTTGCTAACATTTGCAGGCGGTGTATTGATTACGCAAGGAGTTATTGATGACGCTGTATTTACAGAGTTATTTGGTGCCGCAATGACATTGATTGGCGGTATTTGGTCTGTTGTAGATAAAAATTCTCCGGCAGCGTAATAATATTTTTATAGTTTTTAGAAAAAGGCACCTTCGGGTGTCTTTTTTACTATCCGTACGGATGTTTTTTTGCTATTGTGCATAATTATATTTGACTAACATTACTATGTGTTAATACATAGTCCCTGAGAATATCAATCTATTCTTATTGAGGTTTATAATAATCTCAGTTTTCCAATCAAATATTAGGAGACACAAAATGAATGACCTTTTAAAGGAAGCCATCGCAGACGCAAAAGCTGTTCGTGAAACTGCTATGGCAAATGCAAAACTTGCATTAGAAGAAGCGTTTACGCCTAGACTTCAAAGCATGTTATCCGCAAAATTATCTGAGGAAGAGGAAATGGAAGACGAGCCTGCTGACGAGCCAGCTCCGGCACCTGCCCCTGAGCCAGTTGAGGAAGAGGATGATATGGAACTGACGTCTGAAGAGGATGACATGGACCCAATGGATGAAGAGGATGACATGGAGCCAATGGATGAAGAGGAAGATGACATGGAACTAGAAGCAATCATTAGAGAACTTGAAGGTGACATGGAAGAGCCTGTTTCTGAAGAGGATGACATGGAGCCAATGGATGAAGAGGATGACATGGAAGAGCCTGTTTCTGAAGAAGAAGAAGAAGTTTCGATCGATGAAATTATTCGTGCTTTGCGCGAGGAAGATGGCGAGGAAGATGAGCCAGTTACAGAAGAAGATGCTGAAGAAGAACTTAAGGAAGCATACAAAGTTATCCGTTTCTTGAGATCTAAAATCAACGAAGTTAATCTTCTTAATGCAAAACTATTGTTTTCAAACAAGTTGTTTAGAAATTATTCATTAAACGAATCACAAAAGGTTAAAGTTATTGAAAATTTCGATCGTGCACGTACTATTCGTGAAGTAAAATTAGTTTTCAGCACATTGGCAGAGTCGTTCACTACGACAAAACCAAAAACTCGTTTAAAAGAAAGCTATGCTTCTAAATCATCTCGTTCAACCAAGCCATCAAAGCAGGTTATTAACGAGGGCAATGATTTGGCAGCACGCTGGAAAAAATTAGCTAACATTTAATCTTTGGAGAAAAATCAATGAACGTAAATTCATTACTCCCTCATGACTCAGTAGCTAACCAAAATGCGGTATCACTTCGTTTAGAGCGTAAGTGGGAAAAGACCGGCCTTTTGGAAGGTTTAAAGTCTGAGGTTGAAAGAAAAGGAATGGCCGTCCTTTTAGAAAACCAGGCTAAACAATTAGTAACGGAAGTTAATAAAACCGGTACCGGTGGAAGTGATGAACAATGGGCAGGCGTTGCTCTTCCATTAGTTCGTAGAATCTTTGCTGAGATCGCTGCAAAAGATTTCGTATCTGTTCAGCCTATGAATCTTCCTTCAGGTCTTGTATTTTACTTGGATTTCAAGTATGGCACAAACCAAGGCACTAACGGATTCACTACATCAACAGGTAATGATTTCTTAACAGGTCAAGGAAGAACTTCTCAAGGCGATTCTGTATTCGGTATTACCGATGCGGGCAACTTAGGTACTTCTGCCGCCGGCGGTGCTGCACCTAGCGAAGGTTTGTACGGCGCAGGTCGTTTTGGTTACACGATTAATGATGTTAATGCTGTCATTGCAATAGCAAATATAGCTACAGGTTCATGGTCGACTTCAACCAATACATTTACTGCTAATACAGCAACTGCATTGACAGGTGCCCAGTTAGCATTGTTCTCTAACTTCAATGCGGAATTTTCAGCATCGGCTGCGGCAAATAGCAGAAAATACCAAGTTGTTAGAATTACAAAAGCTAGTTTGACAAATCCTGATATGAACGGTGTAAGAGCATTCAATTTGTCAGGATCTGGTATTACTAACATCGTTCCGGAATTTACCCGTCATGATGGTACGTATATCTACTTCCTAGCACAGACTGCTGCAACTCCAGCTGTTAATCGTTCGTCATGTGAAGTAGCATATCATGTACAGCCAGCTGATAACTCTAGAGGCGACTTTGAAGATACCACTGGCGGTAACTTGACCGATACTTCAATTCTTGATATTCCAGAAATTAATTTGGAAATGAGAAGCGAGGCAATCGTTGCTAAAACACGTAAGTTGAAGGCTATCTGGTCGCCAGAATTTGCCCAAGACTTAAATGCATACCATAGCATCGATGCTGAGGCTGAGTTAACGTCAATGTTGTCTGAGTATGTTTCTCAGGAAATTGATCTTGAGATCCTTGACATGTTAATTCAAAATGCACAAACTATCGACCGTTGGTCTGCAAAGATCGGCTATGAGTTCGACCCAGTAACAAACACCTTTGTTCAGTCGAATGCAACCGCTCAAGCATACAACCAAGGTACCTGGTTCCAGACATTGGGCACTAAAGTTCAAAAAGTGAGCAACAAAATTCACCAATTGACTTTACGTGGTGGTGCAAACTTCTTGGTATGTTCTCCAACGGTTGCAACTATCCTAGAATCAATTCCTGGATATGCTGCTGATACTGACGGCGATAAGATGCAATTTGCAATGGGTGTGCAGAAGGTTGGTGCAATCAACAACAGATACCAAGTTTACAAGAACCCATACATGACTGAAAATGTCATCCTAATGGGCTTCAGAGGATCTCAATTCCTTGAAACAGGTGCTGTTTATGCTCCATACATTCCGCTCATCATGACGCCATTAGTGTATGACCCGTCTAACCTAACACCAAGAAAAGGTGTTATGACGCGTTATGCCAAGAAGATGGTTCGTCCGGAATTCTACGGTAAGATTTACGTAGGCGACTTGAACGTAGTCTAACGATAAAATTTAGTGGTATATTGAAAAGGGAGGCTTCGGTCTCCCTTTTTTACATATTTATATTAAATAGGAGATGTATGGCAAAGCAGAATATTGAGAAAACCCCACCCCAAGGTCCTATAAGGTTTTCATTAAGTTTATCAGAAGAGCAGAAAGCGGCTAAGGCAGAAATATTAAAACATCCGTTTAATTTTATTGTAGGAAAAGCCGGCTCAGGTAAAACGTTATTAGCTGTTCAAGTTGCTTTAGATATGTATTTTAAACGTGAGTGTAACAAGATTATTATTACACGGCCGACAGTCTCAACAGAAGATAACGGATTCTTACCGGGGTCTGAACGAGAAAAATTAGAGCCATGGCTAGTGCCAATTCGTTCTAATATGAGAAAGGTATATAACAAGCCTGATATTTTAGAAAAGATGGAATCTTCAGAGGCAATTGAATTAGTTTCATTAGCACATTTCCGCGGCCGTACATTTGATAATGCAGTTGTAATAGTAGATGAGTTTCAAAATCTAACAAAGTCTCAGTTAGCAATGGCTATAGGTCGTATTGGCGCGGATTCTAAAATGATTTTTACGGGCGATTTACAACAAATTGACTTGAAAGATAAAAATTATTCAGCCGTACATGATTTAGCCAAGATTAAAGATTCTCAATATGTCTGTAAAATTATATTAAATGACAATCACCGCCATCAGGCAATAGATGAATTGTTGAATTTACTCAACGGATATAACTAAACGTCATATTTATTAAAAAGGAAAGCAATGGCCGGCTGGTATAACTTTACTATTGAGCAGGGTGCTACTGTTAATTTTGAATTAACATATAAAGATTCTAGTGGCAACTACATCGACTTAACAGGTTATACAGCTCGTATGCAAATAAAAAATGCTCGCGGCGGAAGTCAAACATATATTACTTTGACAAGCAATAGGGCTGCTGACGGTACGGGATTAAATATGAACGGTTCATCTGGGACAAAATCACCGGTATCTGGCTCTATAGGCGTGTTTATATCAGCACATTCATCGTCACGGCTTACGTTTTCTGAAGGTTACTATGATATAGAATTAGTTTCAGGTAGTCAATACCCGTA